GCCGCTACAATCCCTTAAAATTGGTCAGCGTTTTTTCGGATGCGCTGCCCCCGTTTGCCCCTGCTATCGGGAATTCCCAATTAAGCGAGGAAATCCTGTTAACTGCGGGACTGACCTATGCAGAGTAAAAAGGAAAGCAAATATCATAGGTCAAAAAGGAATATCCGATCCATCATCATCCTTGGCCCGTGCTGGAGCAGATTTGGCCTTTACAGGGGTTTTTCCAGCATCCTGATCCTTTGGCTTGACTGACAGGCTAAAGAACTTCTTGCCGTCCTTCTTGGATTCCTTGATCCAACCATTGAGCCAGTAGTCTTTTCCATCGATGTTGATGGATCCATTGTAGTCTGGGTGGTTGTCTAGTTCTTTGCGGTCGTTTTTGAATAGTGATCCGCGATTCGTGTTGTCGTATTCCATATTATTATAGTTAGTTTATATTATTGCATCGTTTTTGTGGTGTGATGCCACCAAGTCTGCATTTGTTTGCAGAAAGTGTAATGTTATGCGTGTTTGGTGTGAACCTTTTTTTCGTCACCAAGAGTGATCGTTGTGGTGTGCTTTGGCATACCTTTGTAAATAAAATTCTCTAGCTTTCCTTGGTCATATTCACTTGTCGTTTCATCATCTCCCTCTGAGGTAATATTCCATCCATGAATTTCAGGGCATGACAACAGAGATGCCTTGGTGTTCTTGATGTACAACTCACCAAAGATGTCGGTTGTTATTTTAGTTGAGTCAGGAACCATACAGGTTACCTCAAGGGTGATTTTTAGGCTTTTCATTTGTTTCTCCAATCATCTTCCAAATCGACTCCGTATTTCTTCTTTGAAATGTAGTTTGTAACTTGGCACATGATCTCAGCAAAGATGTAGATCAGCATGACAAGAGTAACGCTGCCCATGAATAGTTGAATGCTTGTCATACTAGTCGCTCCAGCAATCGTAGCTTCCCTCGTAGACATACCCATTTTCGTTTTTCGTTTCGTTGAAGGTGAACGATTGACCAAACATATCGTGAGAAGCACAGATGGACTCGATGATTTCTTTGGATAGATAGGACTTCGACGTGATGCGGAACTTTCCCCAGTCCCGTGTGCCTCGGTCGTTGCGAGACTTGTCAGCCTCGACTGTGATTACGTTTAGTTGTTTCATTTGATATGGTGTATTTATTTAGCTAACGCCACTACATCTAGGGTTAAAATTCAAACTCGTCAACAGAATTTTCTTCGATGTGTGCAAAATATTTATTGTAGATTTCTATTGCCAGATTGTACTTTTCCTGAGCGTCCGCAAACCTAGATTTCATGCGGCTCTGCCAGATTGCTGTTGCAGTGTCGAGCAGAATGCAAGCCTCGTCGAAGTGGTGATCAATGTTCATCGATTTGTTCAAATCTAGAAATTTCTCCACGCATTTTTACAGGAACGAACACGTCCCTTTGACCACGTCGATTCTTGCCAATGTGGATGCGCGAAGTTGGTTGGTTTTCTGTCTTCTTCTTGAACGATGCAGCGTCCTTCTTCTTCTCATCAGGATGCGATATCAACACCAAGAAATCGGTATGATGAGCGATTGCTCTGGACTCACGGACTGCACCTTCATCGTTCAATTGTGATGCGGTAATGATTGCGGAGTTTGTCTTGAGGCCAGTCAACTTGAGTCTGCGTGATAGCTCACTCACTGCCTGTTCGCGGTTATCTGCTGATGGCATGGTGACGATTTGAAGGTAGTCAACCACGATCAGATCGGCCTTGCCAAGTGATGCTAATCTCGATGCCTCTGCTGCTATTTCACCCACCTCGGAGAGATCATCGCGGATCGTCAACTTCATTCCCATGAGTTGAGTTATTGCGCTTGAGATATCCTTGGCAGATGCAACACCTCTCCACTCTGTGACTCCCTCCATCTCACGCAGTGGCAGGATTGTTTTCCCAAGCAGATTGGAAGCGATACGTTGCAAAATAGCCTTCGCTGGCATCTCTAAGGAAAATATAGTTACTGATTTGTTGTTGAGCAATGCCTGTAGTGCGGCTTGGTAAAGCAAGATTGATTTACCTCCAGAGGTCTGCGCTCCCACAACTAGCATCTCACCACGTCGAACACCTCCACCAAGCAGTTTATCCAGCTTGGGAATTCCAGTGGGGAAGTTTTCCAATGGGGTCTTGTCCTCCAGATCGTCCATAAAGTCGTTTAAATGGGCTTTAACGTCCTTGCACTGGTGTTCTGGTACGATTGCATTAGCGAATGACTCAGCAAGGCTAGAAAGGTCTGCCTTCATCGCGCAAACATCATCATGCGCGTCCTCCCATGTCTTTATGGCATCACGATACCCTTTTGCTTTGATGAGTTGTGCGCGATAGTCTGCTGCGGTTTCAAGACACATAGCACCGGGGGACAGAAATATTGTCTGGAGGATATCCATCACTCCATCTTTCCCACCACAAGCATTCAGCTTGCCTGTTGTCTCAAGATCACTCAATGCCCCTAGTGCGTTGGTGGATCCTGTCCGCTGGTAGACTCTCTCCAGTGCCGTGAAGATCAACTTGTGTTGCGATATGGCAAACAGATCAGCATTCCACGCAAGGTGCGGTAGAACGTCTGGGTCGATTGCGATTAGTGATAGTGCTGCTTTTTCTGCTGTTTGTGCGATTGGTATGTTTTTCATTTAGTATCCCCGGTTGTTTGTCTGTTGCACCTTGCAAACCCATTCAGCTTTGAATCCTTGCCATCCACGAGTCACGCATTCAGTGATTGCCTCATCGAGAGTCCATCCAGCTTCTTCTGCTTCACTTTGAATTCCGTTCAATGCAGTTTGGGTTAATGGTGATTTCTTTGCCTTCCTGATTTTAAGAAAATCATGCCAGACCTGTTCAGGAACTGAATCTGGTCTATTTATATTATTAGTAGTAGAAGAAGAAGATGAAGAAGAAGACTGTAGTGTTGCCTTTTGGTTGATACCATTTGGCAAGCAATCTTCAACCACCCTTGCAAGTGTGGTTGAACCACCCTTGAGCATTTTACGCATTTCGGCAGACTTCTTGCCCCCTTCGGCACTCTTACGCACCCATTCATTCTGTTTTAAGATTTCCTGCTCCAACCTCTCATGCACCATGCATGAAGTGTCGTTGGGGTGTGGTTTGAACATGGTTGCAACGGTGGTTGCAAGGGTGGTTGAAGCACCCTTGCCAATCAATCGCGCTATTTGATCTGGATTCGATGGGATACTTCCGTGCTGCCAACAATAGCAAAGCAAGCGGATATAAGCACCCTCTTCTTCAAGACTCATCAACGCTACACGTTGAGATCCCAAATAATCAGCGGGGTAGAACTGAAATGCTGGTCGTTTAATTTTCATAGTATAAAAAAAGACCCACCTCAAGTGATACTCCCACAAGGAATCTTATGGGCATGAGGTAGGTCAAATTGGTTGGTTTTTAACGATGGTATCAAACATCGCGCTTCGTCTGAAGCTAACTCAAACTATCTAGTTTTTGGATTTCGTCAAATTGTTTTTTACAGACCAATCCCAAACCTCCAAAAGTTCCTGTGCTTTGCGGTCAACAAAATCTTCAGATAAGCTATGTGACTTTAGTTGAATCCATGTACCATCTGGCAACTCCCCAGTGCATTTAACCTCATAGCCAACCCCAGCAACTGAGCTATACTTTCGGTGATCGTAGACGTATACCTCAACTTGCTTCTTCTTGCCTTCATTGCAGCGGCATTCTTCATGCCCTGCGAACGTCTTGTAAAACGCAATATCGGACTGACCAAGGAAATCCTTGAATTGCTTCCATCCATTGCCTGTTAGTTTGTCAAAGTTCAGTTCGTTCATAGTTTTACTTTCTTTGGTTTGTCTTCAACTAGCTTCACAATCTCCTCGGCAACATCTGGCTGGATCTGGGATAGATCGTAGCCTACCGAATCGCAGTATTTCTGAAGTTTTGTAGCAGAGATGCTACCTCCGAATAGTTTAATGCTGTCGGAAAGTGACATTTCGGTACAAGTACCGATATGTTCGATGACCTCTTCAGGATATGTCTCCCGTCCTTTCTGCCTTTGCAGTTTCCATCCATAAACCTTCTCCCCTGATTGCAACTTTTCTTTGAGCAGATCCTTTGCCCAATCGACCAAGTAGTTGTTGAAAATACTGCTCTGTTTTATAAACATGGATAACCGCTCGATATCACCCGCGAGACGCTCCTGCATTTGCGCTAGGTTGGTCTGTAGATCGTTTTCCACAACCGCTAGTGTGTTGGCAAGCGGAACTGAGATTTGAGCGCACGTTGTTGCCTTTTTACACCAGCGGCAATAGTCGCAAGCTGTCGGTGATTTGTCTGGATCGTTGTATGCTGCTAGGATTCCCTCAACAACCTGCTTGGCTTCCTCGATTGTCCAAGAGTGCGTGACTACACGCTCCTGATCGCAGAACAGAAGGTGCGTAGTCCATTCGCGAATGGCATATTCACCAGTCTCAAAATCGTAGCTTGCTGCCATGTTGCCGTAGGCATAGGCACATTGCTGCTCAAGATACGAACGTAGGATTCCTGACTTCAAGTCTAAGCTTGTATGGATAGCAGGGATGCGGCAATCCTCGGTTCCAACGTGATCGATCCCCGGGGTTTTAACCTTGAGGCTATCCTCGTCGGTTACCACCTCGTGATCACCAGCGATTGTTTTTGTCATTTCAATAGCCCACATAACGGCATCAGCATCCTTAGGCTTTAGTGCTAGGAAGGGCTTATTATTCCCCATGAACATTTCCCTAAATGCCTCGTCCATGTGAGTCCCGCGAGATGCGGCATAAGATTGTCCCTCTTTGGACTCGAAACACGCACACTCAGCCAACTTGGGTAGTAGTGAATGACGGATCATTTGGATGCCTCCCACTTAGCAACTGCTGCCAAGAACTTCTCTGGTGATACGATGAGGTTGTCACGATATTTGCCAGCGGGAAGATCATTCCACAACTGACCAACTTTGATCTCACCTTTCGAGAGTAAGTATCCAGTGGCCGATTCAGCTTTGGTTCCAATCACAGACTCAACCTTTGTAAACCAGTTTGGATCCTCTTTTGGTGTTATGACCTTTGGTGGAATTGTCCTAGCAGGTGCAACACTACTGCGTCCCATTGCCATTTCACCATCGTCATCCAAATCGTCAGAACACACCATTACAAGAGATTGTAAGGCATACCTGCGAGCGTAGCTGATTAAAGACCCGATTCCCTGTGGATCTTCCTTCACGGGTTTCATGTATAGACGTGATTTGATCCACTGTCCGCTTGAGTGGATGAGCATCGATTCAACGTAGTATCCGCTTTCGTCGTGTGATGGCAACTGAACCACGGAGAGTCCGTTTGCGGTTAGTGTTGGACGTACTGTCTCCCATACTTGCGCCAAGGAAGCGTAGTTGGATTTGAAGAACGGGTTCTTTGCGTCCTTGTGGACTGTTCCGTTCTCTGCCTGTGCTTTTGATAAAGCGATTGCTAGGTCTGCTATGTTTTCTGATTGTGTGTTCATTTTGTTTTACTGCTTTGTTTGTTGTTTACTGACGAGTGAACTGATCGAATTTTGAGCATACGTCAAAATCGTCGTGATTATCGGAATTGTTGTTGTTTTCTTTTGCCTTCCGTTTGTCGCAATATTCGCGAAATCGATGGAGGATGTTCTCCTGACCCAAGCGATAGCAAGCGAAGCAGGAGGCAAAGGACAAGATAAAATATGAAACTGCAATTGGTGTGGTCATTTGTTTTGTGTGAGTACTAGGGTTATGCCGATGATTGCGAATGCTGGTGCGATTACCATGAACGCATCCAGACAATGCTGGAGCGTCACGATGACTGGAACTTGAGTGAATGTTTCGATGATGCTCATTGGTGTTATCTCTCCTGCTTTTGCAAGGATATGAGATGTTGTAGAAGGTATTCCTCGACTTGAGCGAGTGCCTTGCACTGCTCGTATCGGTGATCCCGTGCCTTGGTGAAGGCATCGGCATCCTGCACATAGTAGTCGCGAGCGTTGAACTCGATCTTGCCTATTGCCTCCTGTGCTGCGCGTACTGCCTCGTATGCTGCTTCGTAGCCTTCCCACAGGTCTTTGTAACCTGTGCCGTTTGAGTGGACTGTTGGAGCGGTGATGTTCATTAGAGTTGTAGAATTATCCAATCTGCTTGGGAATGTCAACAAGGTTTTTTGGGAAAGATTCCTGCGGACTTTAACGCATCCTTGCACTGGTCTATCAGCATCGAATCCTTGTGTCCGTATGCGTCCACCACTGCTTGCAATGCTTGAATTAATTTTGTGTGTGAGACATTTTTGTAATGCTCAGAAGATTTGAATAGTTTCATTTTGTTTGTTGGGTTGCGGAGCGGGGGTAGAACCCGCTCCGTTTGGGTTTTAGTTATTTAAAAGATATTGCTCTGTTAAATTCCAAAGGTCTTTATTCAATTTTAAATCTGTTGTTGGTGACGTTACTCTGCGAATGCCACTCCCAGTGCGTCCCTTGATAAGGTTTTCTTGAACACGATTGAATGTTTCCCACAAGTTAGTTCCAGAATCAGCATATCTGCGAGCGCGATTGAGGTAGTATAATTTATTTTGAAAATCATAACGATCAGCCTTTGTTGATTCCTCACTTGGCTCGTCGTAGCGGAGTTTTAGCGAGTCTACTAGATATTGGTTTGTTTCCGCATCTGTGAGTTGCTTTTGTTTGAATGCATGAACTCGGTCAGTTAGGAATGGTACATTGTTACGAAGAAGAGTTGCTGCTTCCAAGAAACGATTAACATCAACACTGCGGTGGTAGATTTTGATTGTATCAAAAATATCTCCAGTAACTAATCCGTTTAGGCAAGCAAACACACGCAAACCAATAGAGAGTTGAGCTGAACTTGTGCCATCATGTGAGTTGATCAAAACAAACTCTGGAGATGCCTCATTGTTAATCGAAGCAAGATCACGATGACCAAAACGAATGAGATGTTTTTGAAATCCCTTGTTTTCGTCTTTCCGTGCTTTTGCCAATTGGATTTGACGTGGAACATATCCAGATTCTGCGAAAGAATCTACGATGTCTTTTGTGCTAATGAATCCGTAGCGTTGACTGCGTGTGGATGAAGCGTGTGTTGCGATTACTGGGTTATTGATTGTGTTCATTT